GCCCTTCTGATAATCCCCTCGGCGGCCTTCGCTGACAGGAAGTAGCGGGTTGGGACATTCGTTGGCGGTTCGAGGATCAAGGACAGCGACGAGAAAGATGCGTCGCCGTCTTTGGGGCACTCCGAAATGTTGTGCGTCCAGGACAGCCCATTCGGTGAGATGCGACCCGCAGTCGCCCATTTCTGTGAGGACTGCTTGGAAGTCTTCTCCTCCGTTAGACGACAGGACTCCGGGGACGTTTTCCCAAACAACGATTCTTGGATAGGTTCCTCCGGTTGCATGTTGCATCTCCTTGATAATTCGTATTGCTTCAAAGAACATTGATGATCGTCCGCCGTCGATGCCGGCTCGTTTGCCTGCGACGGACAGGTCTTGGCATGGTGAGCCGAAGATGAGCACATCAACATGAGGTAGCCATGATCCGTCTACATCGCACACGTCACCCCATTTGGGTACGTCCGGCCAGTGTCGGGCGAGTATCTGTTGACAGTGTTTGTCCCATTCGACTTGGAACACGCAGTCGTAACCTGCTTGATCAAAGCCCATGTCAAATCCTCCGACACCTGAGAATAGGGAGCCGTATGTGAGGCTCATGGCTCTTTGTGGTTGCAGGGTCGGGCAGCGGTATGGCCGTTTTCCTCGATGATTTCCCAGCCGTTGATACAACCACACACGGGTTCCGGGGCGGGTTTCTCGGATGCGTAGCTGCTTCTTAATGCGGAGTAGTGGCGGCCTGCAACATGGGCGGGCATGATCGACCGTTCGTTCTCCAGGTAATGCTCTCGGGCGTAGATGATCGCATCATCCAGTTGGAGTTCGGGTGGTAGCACGTTGAACCATGAGCTGATGGATAGGTCGTCTATGACGATCCGGTAGTCGAGTCCTTTTATGAACCCGAGGAACACGGTGGTTTCATCGAATGTCATTGTGTGATCTCCCTCTGTGCTGTTCGCCCTATTCTCTCTAGTGCGGTTTGGACTCTATCCACTTGTGCGGTGCGTGCGGTTGCTTTCGGTGCGCTCGGCTGGTCAGCCTGGTTTTCCCAGGAGCCTGCGTTCAGCCAGGACGCCGGATATTTGGTGTATTGGGGGTCTTCGGTGGAGCGTTCTTCCGCATATCGGATCGCCCCGTCGATGATCTGCTGGGGGTCGCATCCTGTTTTCAGGGCTTTCTTCCATGCTTTGAGTGCGGCTTGTTTATCTTTTTTGCGAGGGTAGACAGCCCAGAATTTGTTCCACGCATCTTCAGATGCGGAATATATATCTCTTTTCTTCTCAGTATTTATTCTCGTTACTTCTAAAGAAGCCTGGAAAACCGAAGCCTGGTTTCCCGAAGCCTGGTTTCCCGAAGCCTGTTGCGGTACCTCATGCGGTTCAAGAGGTACGTCATATACGACCTGAATTGTGGTGAACTGTCCGTTTTCCAGTCGCACCCTTTCCATTTTGAGGTAACCGCAATTCTGCAACTCGTTCAATGCGGTGCGGATTGCATCCCGACCCTCAGTGGTTTCCGCTGCAAGCTGTGACGATCTGACAGTCCAGTTGTCTGGTCGAGAAAGAATTGCGATCAGCAGACCTCTCGCACGGAAACTCAACCGGCTGTCACGGATCACATCATTGCGAATGACCGTGTAATGGTTTGTCGGTCTTGGCGATCGGCGGATCATTTCGCCACCACCAGGTCAATGCTGATATTATTCTTCATGGCAATCACCCGTCTTGGTTGTCCGGCCCTGGGACGTTTGCGCGTCGCCAGGGCATTTACTTTCTCCAGCATACACACCACTGTGACAATCATGTCAACCACTTGCAAAACAAACTTGAATCCCGTACACTCCCCAGGGGTCGCCCTGTACTCTCTCCGGGGCGACCCTACCCCCTAGCAGCAGCCCTCCACCTCCCGCCAGGTGGGGGGTTGCTGTTTATACTGGATGAATCATGTCAGGCACCCTGAACTCCGGTCGTAGAGAAGTCCCATCCGAAGACAAAATCCGATTCTGGGAAGCACGCGCCGCAGGCATCTCCATTAAAGAAGCCTGCAAAATCGCTGGTATCCATTACAACACCGGCCAGAAATGGGATGCGAAACGTCGCAGACTGAACGCCGAACTTGCGGTCGCCCAGTTGAACGAGAAAGTTGCGGATGTGAAAGCATCCCGAGGCGGGCAGCGGGTCGCTGAACTCCGAGCTGAACTGGACACGATCGCTGAACTCCCACCCGTCATCCCGTATGAGCGTCTATCGGAACGGGCGAAACGAGGCTGGGATGATTTCGATTATTTTCGGCGCGTCTATTTGGGCCGTGTCCCATCACCGTGGCAGGTTGAGGCCGCTTACCGGATTGTCGAGTATTTGGAGTCGGAGGAGAAAGAGTTCCTTGTTCTAAATTGTCCTCCAGGGGCTGGCAAATCGACCCTGTTCCATGATGTCGCTGTCTGGTGTATCGTCCGCAATAGGGCTATCCGTGTCCTCATCGGATCAATCTCCCAGACGCTCGCCAAAATGTATTCCCGCCGTATCCGAGAAACATTGGAACGCCCCACCCGGCTGATCGCAGACCCCGAACTTGTCCGCAAAGGCTTAGCTGTCGATGCGGAAGGATGCCTCGCCCACGATTACGGCAGGTTCAAACCGACAGCATCCGGCTCCCTATGGCGTGCAGAAGAATTCATTGTTGAACAGTTGAATCCGGGCATGTTGGAAAACAAAGAACCAACCGTTTCCGCATACGGTATCGACTCCGAATTCATCGGACATCGCGCCGACCTCTGCCTGTTCGATGACGTCGCTTCCCCCGAGAACGCGAAAGAGTCCACATCCCGAGACAGACTCCTGGAACGCTGGGACTCGATGGCTGAGGCACGCTGCGACCCGGGCGGTCTTGTCGCAGTAATCGGACAGCGACTCGGCTCAGGCGACCTGTACGCCCACTGTCTCAACAAGATCACCTATGACGAACTTGATGAGGACGACGATCTTTCCGGCGAAGACGCAACAGTGGAAGAAAGGTTGAGCGAACCTGTCAAAAAACAGAAGTATCATCACATCACCTATAAAGCGTATTACGAGGAACTGGATACTGGCCCGAAATCCCGTTCTAAGAAAGCATCGCCGTGGCCGGAAGGCCCCCTCCTAGACCCTGTGCGACTCCCGTGGAAAGACTTGTCGTACATCAAATACAATCAGCCGAACAAATATCGGATCGTCTATCAGCAAGAAGACATAGATTCCGACTATCAGCTGGTGGATCGAGCGATGCTGACAGGTGGTGTTGGTCTGGACGGGGTGCAATATCAGGGTTGTATTGACAAAGACCGGCAGCCCGGCTCTATTACACGCCACTTAGCGCATCCGCTCATCTCCATTATCAGTGTTGACCCGTCCCCATCCCAATTTTGGGGTGTGATTTGGACGCTGGTGCAACCAGATCAAGGGCTATATCACGTTGTAGACCTAGAAAGAGTCAAACTGACCGCCGAAGAACTGCTCGGATGGCAGATGACAACCGGCGAATACACCGGAATCCTTGAAGATTGGGTGCAAAGAGCCGACCGAATGGGCTATCCGATCAGCCACATCGTTGTTGAGGTGAACGCAGCCCAAAGATTCCTTTTGGCTCATGATTTTGTGCGTAGATGGCAGGCGACACGCAACGTGCAAGTGATCCCGCACACCACATCGCGCAACAAACTGGACGAAAACCTCGGTTTGGAAGCGTTGATCCCACCGATCGTTCGATCCGGGTCGCTGAGACTGCCAACAATGTCCGGCAACTGGAAAACACTTGCGCTCGTTGAAGAACTCACAAGCTGGACGAAAGATAAGAAGAAGGGAACTGACCTTGCGATGGCATTATGGTTCACCGTTCTGCACGCACCACGCCTGTCAGCACCCAAACTGCCCCCACGAATGTGGCGACCATCGTTCCTGACCGGATAATCTGTTATCCTATAGGCGTATCCGTCTAAAATGCGGGAGCTGCCTGTGCGAACAATCGAAGAAATCGTCGCCATCTACAATCATCGGAAAAGGACTCTCGGTCCTGTCCACGCGCAGATGCAGCGTGTCCGTGAACTGTACAACGGTGACATTATCGTACCACTCAACGAGTTGGATCGCAATGCCCGCGCGTCAGTGGCGAATCTTTTGGTACAGGGTTTGGATCAAATGTCGATGCGTGTCGCATCCACTATGCCGACACCGTTCTTCCCTGCCGTTCAAGAGGGAAACGAGAAGTCGAAAGATAATGCGATCCTACGTCGTAAAGCAATGCTCGCCATGTGGGACTCCAACCGGATGAACATGAAGATGCGCCGACGCGCCCGACATTTCCTCGGCTACGCATCCTCCCCTGTCGTCATCAAACCAGACTTCAAAACGCTCACCCCGAAATGGCATATCCGCAACCCGCTCGACACCTACCCTTGCCCATCAGACGACCCTGACAATCCTGTCCCGTACGATGTGATCTTCACCTACCGCAAACCGTACTCATGGCTGATGATGAACTACGGGCCGATCATCTCCGGTGTCCTACGAATCGGCAAAGCCGAACCGGACACCATGTTCACCCTGATCGAATACATTGATCCGTACAGCATTGTTCTCGGTGTCATCGGTGCAGACGAATCACCAAACATGACCCAATATGAGCGCAACGGTCTGGATTTCATGGAGTTGGAACGGATCGTCAACCGCACCGACATGCCTCTCTGTGTCATCCCGAATCGCATCACATTGGATCGACCGCACGGCCAGTTCGACGGTTTGATGGGCATGTTCTACACGCGTGCCAGACTGCAAGCCCTCACCGAAATCGCTATCGAACGAGGCATCTTCCCTGATGAATATCTTGTCGCCCGTCCCGGTGAGAACCCGGAGATCATTCAGATCGCTGACGGCAAAGAAGGTATCGTCGGTGTCGTCAAAGGCGGTGAGCTTCGCACCCAGCAGGTGAACCCCGGCTACAAAACTGATATTGCGTTGGATCGTTTGGAACGGCAGGAACGTTTAGAGGGCGCGATCCCGGCAGAGTTCGGCGGTGAATCCGCCACCAACATTCGTACCGGTCGCCGTGGCGAGTCGGTGCTGTCAGCCACCGTGGACTTCCGTGTTCAGGAAGCACAAGAAGCGTTCGCCCAGTCGCTCCTGGAAGAAGATCGGATCGCTATCGCCACTGAGAAAGCGTATTGGGGTTCCACCCCCAAAATGTTCTTTACCCCAGGTCGCACCTCAATCGGCAAAGTGGATTATGTTCCCAACAAAATCTGGGAAACCGACTTCCACTATGTCTCCTACTCGGCAGCCGGAACCGACGTCAACAACCTCATTATCGGATTAGGGCAGCGTGTCGGAACAGGCTTGATGTCCAAAGAATCAGCTCGTGAAGCAGACCCACTCATCTCCGACCCCGACATGGAACATGATCGCATCATCTCCGAAGGCGTCGAAGCAGCCCTCCTATCATCCATTCAGCAGCAGGCCGCAAACCCGGAAGGCCCATATCAGCCTGCCGATCTTGCGATGCTTGTGAAGAAGGTGATGGTGGAAAGCAAATCGTTGTATGATGCGGTTGATGAAGTCGATCAGGCTGCACGTGAACGGCAAGCCGCCGAAGCTCAGCCTGCTACACCGGAAGCGATGCCTGGTTTAGCGATGCCCGGTATGGGTGCCGAAATGGGTGCAGGTTTACCGCCAGGAATGGGCGCACCGTCAGGGCCGCCTGACATTCAATCGTTGCTCGCACAGTTGGGAGGATAAATGGCTGAGTACCCGAATCGTTCCGATCTTCGTAACCCGGCAACCCGCAAGGTGGCGTTCACCGGTCAAACCTACGGTGAGGGTGCGGCACAGGCACGCGCTCAGCAGGCTGTTTCCCCGGGTTCCGCCCCGTCTGATGTTCAAGCGCAGCAGCAGGCTGCCGTGCAGCGTCCTCGCCCTGGGCAGATCAGTTTGACTGGGCCGTCCGCTCGACCGGATGAGCCGATCACGGCAGGCGCACCTTTTGGTGCTGGCCCAGGCCCCGCTGCTGGCGGTGTCATGCCACGCATGATTCCTGTTGATCCGGTTCTTGAAACTTTGCGAGCTTTATACGCAATGTACCCAAACGACGGGTTGGCTGAAATGATCTCCAAATACTCTAACAGAGGATATTAATGGCGTACTTTGATTTTACTAGCGACGAAGAAGAACAACTTTGGCGCGAAATCCAAGAAGAAAACGATCGTGTTCAACAAGCAACACGCTCAACAAGCCCGTGGCTAGCACAAAACCTCCAAAACTTTTATCGCAATTTTCCGAGCGCGCCCAGAGACGCTTTGGTACCGGCAGTCCAAGCGTTCACAAACGGGCAAATGGACGAAGCCGGACTCACAAAATTTCTTGAAGACCTATCAACAAAACAAGCACAAACAGAACTTGCCCGCCAAGACCTCATTAAGAAAAACAAAAAGAAGTCTTGGTTTGAACGCAACGTTATGCAAAAGGTTCGTACCGGTTCCAGATGGACAATGGCAAGCCTCAATCTTTTCCCGCAGGTTGTCACAAACGTTGCTTCTGCCGGATACAGATTCGGTCAAGAACTTGGAGAAGGAGATTTCTCCGGAGCTGTTGGGGAACTCTCACCGCGAGGATTTATCATTTCAACAGACCTCGGAACTCTTATTGAAAACGATGAGGTTGCCGGAGACGGTTTTTTTCTTGGTGGTCGAGCAGCGCAACTTCAAGCAGAACGAGCCAGAGAATATCGAGGAACGATTGACGGTCAAGCGTTTACCCTCGGTCGTGGCGTATCACGGGTGTTCTTTGAGCCGGGTTCCAAAGAATACAGGCTTCTGTCAGGTTTAGTTGACGCAGCCGCAGCAATCGCAGTCCCATCTGTCCCCGGAGGCAGAATTGTCACAGCCGGTCTTCAAGCCCTCGGAAAATCAACGGCAGCCAAAGCCGGAATTATGACTTTGGCAGGACTTA